CATAGCCAGCAGTCGTTGGCTAGATCAGAGTTGGAATTATTGAGTAGACTATGTGTAACGGTGAGGAGATCAAAAGTCTGTGCATCAATTTTTTCTTTACCACGGGCTTTGGGCAAGGCCAAAGGGTGGTAGTGGAGTTCTGGGAACAGGGACTTTTGTAATTCTTCAAGTTTTTTATGTACCATGATTTCTCGGGCCTTGTCTTGTGGTCCTCCTCCATCAGAGATATGAAGAGGAGGGCGAGAATTCCAGCAAACAGGCTGACC